GAGGTATATATTCTTGGGTATCAGAATTTAACATAGACCGATATTTAGCGGAATACAGTTTTAGAATCAATCGCTCACAAAATAAAGATACTATCTTTAACAAATTAATAAAAAGAATTGTAGAACGTTCTCCCGTTTCCCAAAGTCAATTAGTATGTAGCTAAATAGACACCTCAATAAATATTTAATCCACGAAGGATTTTCGTATGAATTTAAATTAGATTAACTTATGAAAAAATTACTTTTAATTGTCATGGTGGCAGCTCACTTTGTGGCTTTTGGACAAAAGAAGAAAAAATCTATTCCTCCACCACCTGAAGAAATTACCAAACAGAAAGTGCAAAAATCTCCTTACCAAAGGATTTTTGAAGATAATAGGATGCTTGCTTTTCAATGGGAAATGGAAGTAAAGGATTCTATTATTATCGCTAATGAAGACAGGATGATTTATAAAATCTATCTTGAATTTCTGTCGGATAAAGAATTTAGCTCTTATAAAAAGCAACCTCATATTTCTGCTCTGAAAGTAATTTACTCTGTAGAAAAAGGAGCTAAATTGGATAAAAACCTTACCCCTCGTACGCATTATTTTGATTTAGTGGATTATCCATGGATTTCTGAATCCGTTAAAATTGTTGGCGATAATGTAGAACTAACAAATGATGAAACGAAAGAAAAGCAAATTTTTAAGATTTTTTTAGATAAAGACAAGAAAAATATTATTAAGCTCCAAGATTCAAAAACAAAGAAGGAGTTCTTCCCAACGGAGGATTTTTATACTCCAGCTGTTAGTATATAGGTTTTTAATAGAAAAAGAATGAGTAATAAAAAAGTATTTGTATTATTCAGTTTAGTGATAGGGCTTTCTGTAAAGGCTCAAATCACGGTGAGAGGTGTGGTTTCGATGAGAAATGAAGGTAGAAACTATTGAACTGTGGTATACCACTTGTGAAAGATCAATAGGCGAGGTAATTGTCAACTATATGATACGCCCAGAGGAAACTGATGAAATCCTTGCTGTAAAGTGTCACCTAAATGGGGAAATCCTTGCTATTGACTGGGAAAGTTAATTTATAGAGTAGAAGTTTTACAAAGTAAATAATAGGAATTTATTTATTGAGGTGTCGAAATAATTTCATATATTATTACTTTGTGTAAAAATAGATTACTTGAAAGAATCAGACATACAAAATGTGATGTACTTGATAGATCAAGTGGGGAAAATGCTTTATTCACTTCAGAAAAAAACTAACTGTAAATCAATGACTACTGTTTACTTGTTCACTGTTCACTGTTCACTGTTTACTGTTCACCGCTCACTGAAAACATGGAAATAAATTTACCAGAAGGCAAGAAGCTGTATTTTGCTTCGGATAATCACTTAGGCGCACCGACCTACAAGGAGAGTCGGGAGCGCGAGGTGCGCTTTGTGCATTGGCTGGATACTATCAAGACCGATGCGGGGGCGCTGTTTCTTTTAGGAGACCTCTTTGACTTTTGGTTCGAGTACAAGACGGTGGTTCCCCGCGGTTTTGTACGAGTATTGGGCAAGCTCGCTGAGCTTCGCGATAGTGGACTGCCTATCTTCTTCTTTGTAGGCAACCACGACTTGTGGATGGATGACTACTTCCCGCAGGAATTGGATATCCCTGTATACCGCAGCCCACAAGAATTCACCTGCCGTGGCAAGCACTTTCTCATAGGCCATGGCGACGGCTTAGGCCCTGGGGACAAGGGGTACAAGCGCATGAAAAAAGTCTTTACCAACCCCTTTTGTAAGTGGCTCTTCCGCTGGCTACACCCCGATATTGGGGTACGCTTGGCGCAATATCTCTCGGTGAAGAACAAGCTTATCTCCGGTGACGAGGATGTGCATTTCCTTGGCGAAGACAAGGAATGGCTTGTCCAATACTGCCGCCGCAAGCTCCAGAGTAAGCACTATGACTACTTTCTCTTTGGCCACCGCCACCTGCCTATGACTATAGACCTCGGCGTGGGGGCTACCTATATCAATACAGGCGACTGGATACACTACTATACTTATGCCGTATTCGATGGGGAGATCTGCCAGCTGGTCGGGAAAGTGAAGAATGAAGAGTGACACCCTGATTGTGGTAGTTATTTTTCATTCTTCACCACATACCCAAGCTCATTCACTTGGCTACATTCTTCACTCTTCATTCTTCACTTTTCACTCTTATTGGCCAATTGTCCGCAGGCGGCATCGATGTCCTTGCCACGAGAGTAGCGTATGGTTGTGGTGATACCTGCTTCTTCGAGTTTTCTTTTATACAGTTGTAGTGCTTTTTCGTCGGCTTGTTCGAAGAGCCCCTCGTCGATAGGGTTGTATTCGATAAGGTTTACCTTGCAGGGAGCAAAGCGGCAGAAAGCCACCAGCGCCTCTACATCCTTGGGGGAGTCATTAATCCCTTTCCAGACTACATATTCGTAGGTAATGCGGCTTTTGGTCTGCTGATACCAGTATTGGAGGGCGGTTCTCAGCTCGGTAAGGGGGAAGTCCACTGTCCAAGGCATGATCTTGTTGCGTGTCTCCTCGATAGCCGAGTGTAGGGATACGGCAAGGCGAAACTTGACCTTGTCGTCGGCCATCTTGCGGATGAGCTTGGAGACCCCCGAAGTGGATACGGTGATGCGCTTGGGAGAGAAGCCCAGCCCCTCTTTCTCGGAGGTGATGCGCTCGATGGCCTTCATCACATTGGGGTAGTTCATCAGGGGCTCGCCCATGCCCATAAAGACGATATTGCGTAGCGGACGCCCATAGTAGAGGCGGCTCTGCTGGTCTATGGTGAGCACTTGGTCGAAAATCTCGTCGGGAGAGAGGTTGCGCATACGCTTAAGGCGTGCTGTAGCACAAAAAGAGCAGTTCAGTGAGCACCCTACCTGACTGGAGACACAAGCGGTGATACGCGTATCGGTGGGGATGAGCACGGACTCCACATACAGCCCGTCGTGTAGGCGTACCGCATTCTTGATAGTGCCATCCTCACTGCGCTGCATGGTATCCACCTTGATATGGTTGATGACAAAATGCTCCGAAAGCAACTGGCGGGTCTCCTTGGAGAGGTTGGTCATCTGCTCGAAGGAGTGAGCCCCCTTCGTCCAAAGCCACTCATATACTTGGTTAGCACGAAAAGCCTTTTCCCCATGAGAGAGGAAAAAGGCTTGTAGTTCTTCTTTTTTTAAAGCACGAATATCTTTCATAATGGCTGCAAAGGTACAAAATAAAGCTGAAACATTTACTTTTGTTTTCTCGGGTGTAATAGAAAAAGAAGCAGCATCGCCACGCCCCAAAGGAAAAGGGAGAAGTAGGGGTGTCTCCTCAGATCAAAGGTTTGTTTGTGGGTGTCCCGAATATGTCTCTGGTGGGTCTGCTTCTCTGTGGTTCGCTGCTCATGCTCCTTGAGCTGCTCCTGGAGTGTTTTCTCCCTAAAGTGCAGTTTTAGCACCTTCGCCCCTTGTATGGAAAGGGTCTGCCCTTGTGCTGTCTTCTGCTGGGAGATAACCACCCCTTGCAAGGAGGGCGCTGGCAGGGGCGAAAGGGACAGGGAGGGCACTGGCTCGGGCGAGAGGGGCAGGGGCGAAGACGAGGCAGCAGGGGCGAGACTATCGGCGGGGACAACCTCCAAGGCGATTTCTTGCGAATGCCACTCCCGCAAGAGACTCTCGCCCCTATACTCGTGATAGGCTTCCACAGAATCACGTTGCTGGAAAAGTTGTGTATGCTCTTGGCTTTTCTTGACACTCCTACAGCTGACAAGGAGTAAAAGAGAGAAAAAGAAAAATTTCATAATAATTTTTAATTTTTAATTTTTAATCATTGTTCATTAATCATTGTTCATTGATCTTTCGTATAATTCTCCTGAGTTTGCCTTCGTAGTCGGGGTCGGTGGCATAGCCTGCTTGTGTGATGAAGTGAGCAAAGGCGAGAGGGTCTTCGCGGTGGAGGAGTGCTTGGCGGTACCGAGGGTTGCGAGTGAGCAGGCGGGCGTGGTGCAGGAAGCTCTCGGCGGGGGAGTCGTAGCGGCGAAACCAGTCCTTGACCACGTGTAGGTATTTGCCATTGGGCAGCGGGGTGATGCTGAGAATCTCGGGGAAGTCGCCCTTACGAGCGGGCTTAGGGAGTATCTCTTGGGTGCGCAACAGCTGCTTGAGGTGGTCAGGGGTGAGTGCGGTGGCCTTGATACCGAAAAACATATTGCCGGGGGTATGGGCGCCCCAGCCTGTCTCCAGCGCCGCTTGGGCAAGACTAAATAGGGCGGAAATACCCGTAAGTCGTTCGCTCTCAATAGCATAGGGGAGATATTGTTTCTTAAAAACGGAGGGTGATAGTGGCTGCATGTTGGTGTATTTTAGGAAAAGAAGTAAGAGTTTGTCTGTCAATAATATAGTGTATGTTTCCTTGTACCCATGAGGCACGTAGGGCGCTGATAACCTCTTGGCAGAGTTCTTTCAGGCGGTAGCGTGGGGATACGTATTGAGCGCCTATCCTCCCCATATATACGTAATGGTCAGGGACATAGAGGAGAATCTGTGCCTGCCCACTGGGAGGGGGTAGCTTCTCACTCGGGGGTTGTCCCTTGGGGCGAAGGTAGCGGCAGGCAAGACACTGGATGACTATATCCTCCTTCTGTGAGTCATTAGGACGGTCATTGCCTAAGTAAATGCCCCCGCTGAGTCCAAGACGCTTCCTTACCTCAGGGGTGGAAAGAAGCTGGTAAAGATGGGTTTCTATTTCGAAAGTCACGAAAATAATGATTATAAAAAGATTCTATTATGCAGCTGTCCTTGGTCGTATTTCTGTACCATGGAGCAGCTACGGGGGTCGTTGCCTTCGGGGTCGTTGGTAATAAGGATAAGGGAGCCCTCGGCAATGTGTGGAGCATCACGGGGGAGGTACACCACATAGGCGAAGCGGCGAAAGGAGGCATTGGCGGTCTGTACATGATGGTAGAGGCTATTGGCCAGAGGTACTTCTTGCCCCTTGCTATTGGCCTCCTGCAAGCAGCGGCAGGCAAAGGAGCGCGAGAGGGTACTGGCCATCCATGTGCCATCCCCCCGCTGCTGGGAGAGGGAAGGAGTAAGAAGAAAAAGATAATGAGGGTAAAGCATTTTTGAGTAGAGTGAAGAGTGAAGAGTGAAGAGTGAAGAGTGAAAAGTGAAAAGTGAAAAGTGAAAAGTGAAAAGTGTAGCCAAGCGAATGAGCTTGGGTATGTGGTGAAGAGTGAAGAGAGAAGAGCGAAGAGTGAAAAGTGAAGAGAGAAAAGTGAAGAGAGAAAAGTGAAGTTAGCTGTGGGCACTCGCTGGCTACATTCTTCGTTCTTCGTTCTTCACTCCCTCCGTTCTTCATTCTTCGTTCTTCACTCCCTCCGTTCTTCGTTCTTCGTTCTTCACTTCCTCCGTTCTTCACTCTTCATCACCATATCTGTGATTGATCGTTGAGTTTAGGGGCGTGGGAGGGGAAGAGGATGTTGCGCTCGCCCAGCTCATAGCATAGGGCGGTGTAGTACTCCTTGAGGGCTTCTAAGTTCCAGCTTTGGGAATAGGCACCTTCGCTTTTCTTCAGGGAGGCGGGTGCCAGTATCAAGGAGAAGAATTGGTAGATGGCTCTGTCGCAGCGGGCTATCTCCACGGGGGCTTGTGGAGATAGCTGCGCTTTGAGCAGAAGCAGCTCGAGGGTTTCCTTCTCTATCCCTAAGGGCGAGAGGGTACGGCTCAGGTATAGAGCATTGGTCATTAGTTCTTGTTCCATGAGGTGCTGTTGGTTTGCATAAGGATGGAGCGAGCGGCGAGGTTCCAGGCTGGGAAGAGGTTGGCGATGCCCTCGGTGACCTCGCGCACAGGGGATTCTTCGGAATACTTCTTGATCAGGGTATGCCCATGGAGTACTTTTAGGGCGTGGGAGGAAGTCATCTTCATGTCGATAGGGGCTTTCCAGTAGGTGTTGCCCAAGACCTTGCTTTCGGAGAAGAGAATCACGTCGTCCTCGAAGGGGTTGGCCGTCCTTGTCTCTCCACTGATGGATTGCAAGGAGACCTCTTGGTCGATGACGATGATCTGCAAACCGCGATAAGTCTCGGCATGCTTGGCAAGGTAGGCGTTGACGGTACTCAGGTCAGGAGCATCGGCAAGGGGAGCATTCGCATAGGGAGCACAGCGCTTGCCTACTTCCTCTTGTGAGGCAAACTTGAGGAAGGTATCCACGTTCATAAAGGCATATTTGTAAGAGACCCCATGGAGCTGTTGTCCTAAGCGCAAGGCCTTGATGAAGTCCTTGGAGAGGGGTTTTCCGGTGGTATTATTGTTGTAAGAGGCCTCTACTCCTATTTTCTGAGCGGCAGGGATTTGGTAATCCAAGTCGTACTGACTTACCACAGAAGCGTTGTTCTCGGTAGTCAGCGAGAAGCGTCCTAAGGAAATCTGTTGGAGCGCCATCCATTCGGCACGAGCAGCGATACCATGCCAGCAGGCCTTGGTGTCATCAGCCCAGAACTCGATAAGGGAGAGCATATCGGGGTTGGCGCCACAGGCAGCCACCATTAGGTCGTACTCAGTGAGTTCGTCCTCATTCTTCTCACGAGCGATGGAGAGCTTAGGGATATCCCCAGAGAGCTTAGAGAGTCCTTTGCGGTTTTTCTTAGGGATAGAAGCGCCACGAGCGATGATATCTCCGGCTACTTTTAGCCCTGCTTGCCCCTGAAGCATACGCCACGAGAGGGTAGAAGCCTCTCGCAAAGGAAAAAGAGTAGGATAATAATATTGTTCGAGATTGTAGGAGCCTACAACCGCTTGCAAATCGGTCTGGTTAAGACCTGTCATAAGTGATGCATTCATTTTTTTAATAATTAGAGAACAATGATTAATGATTAATGATTAATGATTAATGATTAATGATTAATGAATAATGATTAATGAACAATGATTAATGAATAATGAACAATGAATAATGAACAATGAATAATGAACAATGAATAATGATTGGACATTGACCATTGAAAATTGACCATTGACCATTGACCATTGACCATTGAAAATTAATCATTGATCATTGAAAATTGATCATTGAAAATTAATCATTGATCATTGAAAATTGATCATTATAAAAAGATAACTCCTTTGAGGGCGTCTTTGATGGTTTTAGGCATAGGGGGCATGAGAGCTTCACTCACTACGCAACTCACCCAAGCGGCACAGAAAAGGTCCTCGCGCATAGGCACCAAGTAGGTGTAGGAGGCCAAAGCCACGGGGGTTACCTTGGGGAGGAGGTCATTGCCCTTGGACTGGAATAGGGGTGTTTCTTTAGGGAGTTCCACTCCTAAAGCCGTCTCAAGAGTCAGGAGGTCATACTCAGGGTTTTGCTTATTGACTGTTTTGATTTTCTGCCCCTTAGCGGTATCCGCAGCGATATAGTCCCCAGGGAGGAAGTGATGTCCCTTGGCAATCTTTATCTCAGTAGCAGAGGCGCTTGTCAGGGTAGTGGAGGTTCGGGCTGTTTTCACGGCAGCATAGCGCCCGAGGGAGTCCTTGCCGATAGGCGTTCCTGCGATCAGTTTAGCGCCCCCTAAGACCTCTGTTGTAATGGTTACCCCACCGGAGAGGTCGGCCAGGGTGTGCATAAAAAGACCTGGGGAGGGGTAGGATTCGGTAATGTGTAATTTCATAGGTCGTTGTTGGTAAAAGAGTTATACTTGTTTTCCTTTGAATTGTTGCTGCGCGTTGGCTTGGAGTTGGATAAAAGAGACCACCGCAGGAGAGACATTCTGGCGCGGTGTCTCCTTGGTGTAAAAAGGTGGGTGTTGTAATGCCAAGCTTCTGTTGGCGAGGGTTTGATTTGCTTGTTGTACGTCATTTTTCTTTTGTTGTAAATATTGTTCGAAATCGGCAGGGGTAGCAAAGTGCATTAGGGGGAAGTCACGGAGACTCTGCATGCGGAAATTACTATCTTGGCACTGGGCGAGTACCTCCTGAAGGCGGTTGTGTTGTAGCTGTTGTTTTTGTTGTGTCTCGAATAGGCTTAGGCGCTGTTCGAAAGCCAGCACAGCCTTTCGTACACTCTCCTCGATGCGCTTGTCCAAGGAGTCCGCAGCACTTGGGGTATCCCCTGCTACAGAGGGAGTTGAGCCTGTCGGGGTGGGGGTTGTTGCCGCAAGATAGTCCGCCACTTGCTCTGTGGTGAGCTTATTGACCAAGGCTTGTCCTTGGTGAGCATCAGGCTGTTGGGCAGCCAAGGAAGCAGCTAAGGACTCCAAGTGAGCGGCATCCATTCCTGAAAATTTCTCTGTCAAGAGCGATAAAAATTCTTCTTTGTTCATGGTTTTAGGATTATGGGGTATTAGGGTTTCGTAGACTAACGCCTAAGACCTGTTTTAAATTCGATGCAAAAGTACAACATTTTTGATGTACAAGTCAAGAAGAATCGTTGTGAAAAATGAGAATAGAAGTGAGAGGGGAGAGGTCAGTGAAAAGTGAAGAGTGAAGAGTGAAGAGTGAAGAGTGAGCAGAGGTCAGTGATATTGGCATGAGGTTTTTTGCGTGTGTCGTAGGGGCGAATTGTAATTCGCCCTTATGCTGTTGCGTGCGTTTTTTCCTCGAATCGCTGACATTGCAAATTCGTCCTTGTTACAAATTCACCCACATTACAATTCGCCCATGTTTTCAATTGCCCCCATGTGGGAGGGCTAATTGCAATTAGCCCCTACACGTGTGTTTTCTGGACGTTCGCAAATATACATGTAAATACGTGTAAATATACATGTAAATACACAAAAAAAGCATCATGGGCATGGTGTGAGTATGTTTACGTGTGTCGTAGGGGCAAAGTCCGCGAGCTGGCGCAGCGGAGTATGTGATGCAATTCGCCCACATTTCAAATTCACCCACATTGCAATTCACCCACATTGCAATTCGCCCATGTTTTCAATTGCCCCCATGTGGAAGGGCGAATTACAATTCGCCCCTACGCGTGTGTTTTCTGGACGTTCGCAAATATGCATGTAAATACACAAAAAACATTACGGGCATGGTATGAATATGTTTGTGTGTGTTGTAGGGGCGAATTGCAATTCGCCCACATTTCAATTCGCCCCTACGCGTGTGTTATCCGAACGTTGGCAAATATCATGTAAATACGTGTAAATATCCATGTAAGTACACAAAAAAAAGCATCATGGGCATGGTATGGATTTGTTTGCGTGTGTTTTTTCCCCATGTTG